CGTTCTCTTTGAGCCATAAACTGATTCATTTCAGCCATAGCCTGTTTATAACGAAAAGCAGTAAGTTCAGCCTCTAACTGGAGTTTTGCTGTGTTAGGGTCAACTAACTCCTGTTGAGTAAGGTCCTGATAACGCTGTCGAATAGCATCTTCTTGTGCTTGTTGCTCTTGAAGTGCTAATGCTTTTTGAACATCTGCGGCTGAACTATAGCCTTGTTGCTCAAACTGCTGAATGACACTGTCCCACTTACTAAGTCGGTCAGAGTAATTCTTTGCCTTATCATTTACTTCCCTGAACCTATCGTAAGGAATAGGTCCCGGTTCGTTACCATTAACTGATTCTGACAAGTACCCTAAAGTATCGTCAGTTGCGGAATAACCCGCAGGGACATCAGCACCATTGTTAACGCCATCTGTGCCTACATATTCGGAATCGGCGGCTTCCCGAACTGCGTCCAAAATTGCGCTTGCCGCGCTATTTACATCTGTCGCTCCCGCTGGCGAATCGGAAGTCAGTGTCGCCATCTCGTCAGACAATATATCGTACTCCTTTTTTTATCTGTTGCCAACACCCTGTTGGCTGTTAGGCATAATCTGATTTTTCAATTTCTCTTTAGAAAGTTCAACTATGCCCTTTGCGGCATCATTCTCTTGCAATAGTTGAGAACGAACACGCATCTTTTCGATATCAGCATTTTTCTTTGCTTCAATCTGAGATTGGTTTTTAGCCATATCAAGTTGCGCTTGCATCTGTGCGGCTTCAGGGTCAAACTTCTGAGCCTGTTGTGCTTGTGCCATTTGCGCTTCTTGCATCTGTGCTTGCATTGCTTGCATCTGCATTGCCATTGCTTCTTCCTGCTCATTGAGATGATTGAGAATCTTTGCAGTCTCAGGCAGGTTCAACATTCCAATAACAAGACGATTAGTTGCTGGGTCTTGTGGGTCACCAAACAATCCCATCTGTCGCATTGCCAATACTTTCTGCAACTTCTGGTCTGGTGAATCTTCTTGCGTAGAACCGGGTACGTAGACAATTCGGTATTGCCCACCATCTCGGATATGCTCAAATGAAATAACACCTTGCTCCATCATCTTGTATGGATTGCTGTTTTCATCGACATTACCAATAAATGGTGCAACTCCAAACTGTTCTACAAGACTAATCTCCCACTCTTTAATCTTTGCGGCTGATATCTCAATGTCCGCACGAATGTATGAGTGTTGCGTATTATCTGCTCTTTGAAGAAGTGATACTGCTTCTGCTGGTGTTCCAGCAGGTGCTTGACCTTGAGATACGTCATGCAGACCAGCAATGTCCATCATGTCTTTCTCAAGATACTGGAGCATTGGAAATAGGTCACCACCAATGCCCGGCGCACGAGAAACTACTGGTGGCGCAGAACCGGGGTTGTAGTAAATCTTGCGGAATGTGCGTGATGCGTCGTGATAGTCATCACCACTCTGATTAAATGCATCCGCACCTACATTACTTAGTCGCTGTACTAAAACGTAATCACGCTGTTGCTCAAACTGCTCAAGCATTCGAGAGTAGATACGATTGTATGTTGTTTGAAGTCCACACAAATCGAATCCCAATGAATGACCATAAGGTGTGCCTGAGCGAGGTTGCCATCGTAATGGGATAAAGGGGAACTCATCCTTTTTATTATATATCCACGGACCAGCATGAAGTAGAACACTGTTAGTACTAACTATATATCGCCCTGAAGGAAACTCTTGTGACGGCTTTTCCCAATATTCATAAACAATTGCGGCTCTTTTTTTAGAGTCTGTTTGTGCAAGTCGTGCGGTCGATGGTGGAACCCATCCGTTACCAGAACCATTTCCACCTTCAAGATATGCATCAATATAAGAAGCGTTATTACCTAGGGTAGCATCAGGATTGACAAGTTTTCCAGTGTCTCCATAATTGTCCACAAACCAACTGAGTGGTTTTGATGATGCGTGTATAAGCCAGCGGACATCGGCATCACGTTTTGCTGTTGGGTCAAGAAAGATGTCGAAAGCAGGAAGAATTTCCTCCTTGACATCTCCGAGTGGGATGTTTTCATATCCAGTTATTTCGCCTGTCTCTGGGCTAAAGTATGGCATTACCTGCTCGCCTTTAGCATCCCAATAAATCTTTAGATATGCAGTACCGCAAACACACGCCCAGCGAACACGTTCTTTTAACTGTGTCTCACGAGAGAATTTGCGATTGTAATGACCACATATATGGTTTGCTTCTTCGCTTGCAAGTAAATCACGCTCGTTGTCTGAGAGTGGTACAGCACGTACGTCAGGTCCAACTTGTGTGAGTTTGCCGACGACACCGTCAATGAGCGGACGCATCTTGTTGACCGTAATGTAACGGTTTGGTTCATGCTTGCTTTGTATACTAACTAGATTACGTGTTTGACTAGCAAGTCGGAACCATTGTCGTCCCTCGAAAAATGCTACTGCCATAGCCCATTCGAGTTCCATTTCCTGTCTTGCTCGATAGGCAATATCGAATTGTTCTTTTACAAATTTGACTATCTTCTTCTTTTCTTCGTCGGGAGAAGACGGTAAAACCTTCCACTCATTTGAGTTATGGTCTATTGTCAAGTTTTCTTCGTTAACCTTTTTTAGGTTAGTGGCTTGTTGTGAACCCGGAATACCATCGACCATACGTTTTTCGTATGCCATAACTTTGGGTTGCATCTCTTCTTCCATACGATTTTGTATGGTTGGTGCAAGTCCAGACATAACGTCCATACCAACAGTATTTTTTGCTCTACGTTTTAAAAGTGGAATTCTCATTAGACGTAAGTGTCCTCATCTTGCTTTTTTACACGAACAGATTTATTTGTTCGTATGCAGTGTAATTCATATGCTGTCCAAATAACACCTATCAGCATAAGCGATTGTATAACCATTAAATACCAATACATATCTTACACGTAATCTTTTCTGTCATTATCTTGAGACCACAATGGCTTCCACACCTTTGGTGCTTCGGTCTCTGGACACGTAACCGGATATTCTCTCCACATCAACCCATACCTAAAAGAGTCAATAGCGTGGTCTTTGCGTGTACCACCGTCGATATCTTCTGGGTCTTTGGGGTCAGCCATAGTGTCACTTAGTTCTTTAATTAAGTTTGGACACGCATTTCGTACGATACGTAGTTTTGGTTTGAGTTTCTCGCCTTCAACACGAGTGGCACATAACCATTCTTTTATACGTCTCCATCCTGCCTTACGGTCTTTAACGGCACGTACGCAGGGGATACCTTTTCTCCACCAAATCTCTACAGGGTATTCACCAATACGTTGAGCAGGATTTTCAGGCGGGAAAGTGTTAGCCCAGTCAAATGCAACAGCCTCTAACTTTGTGTTCCACTTACCCTCTCTAAAACGTCTATCTTGTGGTTCAGCAAGTTTATGTTTTTCCATTAACTCCAGTGCAAGTTCTGCTTGTCTTGAAGATACATGACCTGCCTCATAAAACTCACCAATGACATATATGTTTTCTTTGTCATCACTTGCATAGATAATAAAAGACGCAGGACTGCCAGTACCAAAGTCGTGACTTCCCCACACTCTCCACCACGGCTGAATCTCAACCGCCTCTATAACGTGCCACGGTTCGCCATCTGGACCATATTCTTTAAAGTCAGGAAAGAACCTACCGCCTACACCAACTTCGTGTTGGCACTCACGTAGGAAAGCAATAAGACCAAAGTCGTCGATTTCACGTTGGCATACTTCTAGTGATTTGTGAGACCACGTAGGTGTTCCACCTGTAATCTTATAACCAGAACGACCATCTTCTTTTTCTACAACGTCATACTGTAGGTCTTGAATTGCTGGAACTATAGGTGATTGAACTCTGTTCTGTAACATATCCAACTCACCACTCAATACACGACTCATTACTGAGTTTGCATGAATCCTATTCTGTACAAATACAATTGCACAGTCAGTACTCTTCGCTGGGAGAATGGTTTGTGTAATCGTTTGGATTTTCTTTTCAACACGATTGACTGAGTCGTCTAGTTCATCAATGTCGTCTAAGATGATAATGTCAGGACGCAAGTTATCTAACTTAACACCTCGTGCGCCTGTATCAAGCCCAAAGGCTAAAATGTTAAAACCATTGGCTGTACGCAGTTTTTCTGCATTCCAACCTTTAGAATATCCATACTTATTGATTGCTCGCTCAATGCCACACTTCTCCATTGTGTTAGCAATATCTGCAACGTGTCGGTTAGCGGCATCCTGAGTTGCACATACATAAAGAAGAAACCGACGTGTAGCCTTTACGGCAATACGGCTTGATATAAGTTCCATTGTGGTAGATTTGCCACCACCACGAAACCAGCATTCAATAAGTGCTGGTGGGGGATTCCCACTTTCAATACCTTCAGCCCATTCCCACGCACGTTTATGGTGGTCTGCTAGTTCAGATGATGCGGCGTGTGGAGCATATGTTCGTAACCACTTTTGATAGTCGAGTTCATGTCCAGCAATTGGTATTGCACGACCTCCATCAAAATCAGCACCATCAATAACCTCTTCAAACTTCTCTTCCATAGCCTGTAGCAATGCATACGCTAACGGCTTATCTGGTCGAAGAAATTTCTTTAGAGGCTTAGGCGTTAGTCGTGTATTAACTAGACTCTTCTGTGCCATCTATTACCTCTGCATCGATTATCTCGTCGCCATTCTGTTCATATACTTTAAGTAGTTTACCTATTCCGGCTTTAACGCCATTGTATGCCTCAGCATCTCTGACATTAGCCTTTACAATATCGACTACTCTCATAATTAATGAAAACGCTTGGTCCACCTCAAGGGTATATGCTTTTTGATGAAGAAGTTTTTGTTCAGTCTCAACTATCTCTGCACGTTTCTCAATGAGTTCAAGGACATCCCTACTTGCTTCATATTCAGACAAGGTGTGTGTGATTGCATTGCCTAGTGCTTTAAAATTTTCATCAAATTCTGGTGTGTAAAGCGACGATTTACATACATTGTAAGCATCACGTATTTTGTTGTATTGCTCAATGCCAACGCCTTCAGCCGCCGCTTCAGCCCGTGAATCCATCAGGGCAGTTATGTATGCCGCATCATCTCGCAGAGAAAACAACTCAGGGTCATCTCGCAATTCATTGATACGAGACAACAACTTACTTCCCACCGTACTAAATCTTGCTCGTGCATTACTAGCCATTCCGGTGTGGAAATTTAATGTATCTACATTTGCTTTTGCAGGAACACCACCGTGTGTATAACAAAACTTAGAATCTTTCACAGCAATGTTCTTGCACTTGCAGTTTTTACTTTTGCCATTAACAAAAACTGCTTGACATAGTGGAACAAGAACACCACCTCTAGTTTTAAAGCGTCCCTGTTCAGTTTCTGTTATTACGTCTGCCATTAGGCTATTGTATACTGACAATATGTCAGATTTGCCAGTACGCCCAAAGCATTATCGTGATTCCGGTATTCAACCGATTGAATTAATTACTGAGTGGGGACTTAATTTTGCTTTAGGCAATGTCCTTAAATACATCTGTCGTGCTGGTAAAAAACAAAATGCCTCCATTAGGGAAGACCTAATGAAAGCACTTTGGTATCTTACTTATCACCTTACGGAAGATACAGATGTTGCTGATAATGTTGTCCGTAATGTTGAGTCTGCTCGATTAGGATAAACCATCTGATGCTTGTCCAAATGTTCGATTAAAGTTTTTATCAACTTCCATTTGTTTACGTTTGCCCTCATTAAAAGCAGACTGACTATTTAGCCATTGTTGATAGGCTTTCAAGACGTGTCCTTGTGATGCAGAGTCTAGTTTACGGAATACATCAGAACCTTTTAGTCGCTCAACGTAATCACTTTTAACCATACCTGTGTTACCTTTAGCCAGTCCACGGGTAAGCAAAGATGTCCCATATCCCAATGCATCATTCATTTTGCCGGGATTATTCTTAATAAATTCAAGCGGATTATTAGTAAGCAAAGAAGATGCTGGTGTAGATTTTTCAGCATAAACTTTCTTAGCATCTGTCTTTCCCATACCAGACTGCATATTGATTTTACGTTCTGGCGTAGATGATGCTCCAATCCGTTTCAAGAATTGGTCACGAGTTTCACCCGGCATAAAGTGTTGGTCTGCTTTATTTACGACTGGTTTTTCAGATGCTACTTTTTTATAGAATGCTCTATCCGTAGCAAATGGACTAGATTTATCTTCAGGCATCAACGTCCTCTTTTCTGAAACATAAATTTTTTGCCGTGTTCTTTTTGCTCGCCTCTCATCATTGCGGCTTTAGAAGCAGGACGTTTTCCATACTCTTTAGTTTCAGCCTTCATAACACCTTTCATGTTTTTGATAGGCTTCCCGTGTTCTTTGGATTCGACACCCATAAGTTGCGACATCGATTTCTTTTTCCCAAAAGCCATTTCACCTTTTGGATAAGGCATTCCCATTGGCATAATTATTTACTCTTCTTTCCGACACCCATCATTTTTGACATAGGTGATTGACCAGCATATGACGATTTAGAGGAATATGGGTTTACAGCAAACGATGGACCACCAAAGTTTCCAGAATACTTAGTTCTCTTATATCCAGTTGCTCGGTCGGCTTCAGCAATTGCTCCTGCTACACCAATCATTGGATTAGCCAATATACCGCCGCCACCACCACTTTTTGGCTGACGTGATGCGGCATTACGAGCCGCAAGTCGCTGTCGCATAATACGTGCGTTTGCGGCATCTCTTGCTGTAACGTCTCCAGCGGCGGCACGATATTCATTAGCCATTGCTGAACGAGATGGCTGTATGTCCTGCATCTTACCTGTATCAAGTCGTCCAGTTGCTTCTTTTGCACTTCCAACCAATCTTGATGTTCCAGACTGATTGCCTACTTGTCGTTGCGCTCGCATTGCTCTAGAACCTGCATTTTGTGCAGTTGCACGTCTTATGTCACGGTCTGTCTCAGCCATATCAAACATTGCTTGTCGTACTTCATTATCAGAAATACGTCTTGCCGCACGTTCTGATGGTGTAGTGACCATACCTGAACGTGTGTATCCAATACCTGCATCCCTACGAGTAATAAACTTTTCCTGTGGCATATTTAGTTACCTTT